TTTCTTTCCTTTCCTTTATAGCATTGCTATCGCTATCCGTTGGCAATGCGTTCGCATCGTTATCCCACCTTTTATGTGCTGAATCCCTTGCTTTCTTGCTCTTCAATGCCCTTGCGTCAAGCCTACCTTGTACGCTCATCGAACCAAATGTGTCACCGTCAACCACGAACAAACAAAAGTCTTTAATTATGCTAGTGACCACTTCAGTAGTGCTTCGCAAATCGAATGCAATGCTTTCGTAATCCGTTGGCAATGCGTTCGCATTATTGTAGAGGTCTTCAACGATTGACCAAAACATACCGTATCCAGCCATGCCGTGTTTCATAATCAACCGCTTAATCTTAGCGTCCTGTCGGGCGTTAAAATCGTGTGTAAAGTAAAATGTGTCTTTAGCCATTTTTTAAATCAAAGCCGTAAGAGGTCAGGTTGACAGCCTGAAACAAGTGGACAAACAGAAAAGTCGCGGCCTTGTTACTTCCTCTTACGAATGATTGAATGTTTTTCATCTGTTATTATATCGTGTCCGTGTCAAAGAACGCTGCAATATACAATTAATCCTTGGATAAACTAAGCAATTTAATTAAGTTTTTTCATCGGTAATTCCGTCCATCGGTATTTCGCTCCACAGTCACACCAGAACAGTATTTCGGGTTGTGATTCCGTTGGTGATTCCGTTCGTTCTTCTGGTTCATAGTTAGCCAAAGGAACGAACACCCATGTGGTTAGGATGTAGATGTATGCTAATGTTTTCATTCGATTACCTCCACTTCGTTAATTATTACCTCGTCAATAGCTTGCTGACATCGCTCAACCAAATTGATTAACGATGAGTCAGTTGAGCCGTTTTCGTAAACCGTGTTGAGAAACTTGTCCATCTCCTTGCAGAACGACAACCCCTTTTGTTTAAGTTGGTGTTTGAATGCTGTTGACCCTCCGAAGTCGTCTAACGCTTCAACAAATGACTGAGCGAATACCAATGTCTTCAATGCTTTTTTGTGTTCTGTTTTCATTGTCGTTGTTTTAAATTCCACAGTAGCCGCTATCACATTCGCTGAAATCATCGTCAAATAGTTCGTGCTGAACCCCAAAGTTTTGAATCTTGGCGTATGTGGTCTTTGAATTAAATGTATTCCCCGTGGCTTGCTCTTGCTTAATGAACCAACTAAATGACTCTGGGTCTTTATTTGCCATGTGAGAAAGAAATAGTGGCTGACGATTTACGCAACCAACGCAGTTATTACGATATGCAAATCTAACTGGTTTGTCTTTCCAATACTCGTGAATAGAATCTTTGTGAATATTGTTTTCAATCAATGGGAATCTGCAAGTTCTATATGCTATTTCAGACCATGTGTTTGTCTTCCCATTCTTTGAACGTCCTGTTACGGTTTTGAAGTACTCAATTCCATCTTCTGATTCCCGTTCCTTTAATGTGTCTGCTCTGCTCTTTTCATTTGGGCGGTAGCCTATGTTCATCACGCAAGGAAACTCAATCCTTTCGCGCAAGTAGTTGAATATTGGAACTATTTTCATGTCTGTGGTGCAGTATCTCGCCATTTGATTGGGTAGGTAGTTTCCATGATTCTTGATTATTTGCTCGAATGTGTCGCCCGTAATCCATTCAATAGATTTGCCAGTAAATTGTTCAAGGTCTAAGATAGTGTATATTATTGTATCCATTTCAGCCGTTCCAATGAACTCAACACCTCCTAATCTGTCAGATACAAGTTGACGTGTCTTTTCGTCTTTACCTTTCATCCATAGGTTGTCCGTGTCCTCAATTCTAACTAGCGCAAATACACTCATATCTGATTTGTAATTAGCGTGGATGTACGCGCTTGTTTTACCTCCGCTTACGCTCGTAACTACTTTCATTGTCCGTAGTTTTCGTGTAGGTATGCTTCAGCCATTGTCTGTATTTTAATTCGTTACGAATGTATTTATAATTACGCGGCAATTTTTGATTCATCATTTAATACGTCAAGAATCTGCATAACGTATTTGTTCTTGGTGTCAATGTAGTCGTTAATCACGCGGACAGAATGTAATACGGTAGCGTGGTCTTTGCCCATGTGGCTCCCAATCTGCTGCAAAGAAACCGATTCGGGTATCTTCTTGTAAATCGTTTCATAAATCATGTACATGGATAGCTGACGGGCTAATAGTATTTCAGTTTTTCGCCTCCGTGCTTTAATTTCCTGTACTGAGATGTTTGTAACGAGCGAAACGTCTTCAATTATACGCTCCATTGCATCGTTAATTAATGGGTTTGGCTTAATCATTTTGTTCTGTCTTGAAATTATTTCTATTAATTTTTCCTTGTATTCGTTCACTAGAATCTCCACCGCTTGCTCTTGTTCCTGTGTCATCTTATCAGCTTCCAAACGTGAACATTTTTACCAAAGTCCCCTTTGATGGTTAGGTTAGTTTTCTGTATGAACCCTTGATTCTTGAGGTTGGAAAACGACCGCCTGATTGAGGTTACTGGGGTGTTGTGCCACTTGCTTTCGCTCAGCTTCTCCATTATCCTAAAGTGCCTTAGTACGCGCTCAGGAGTTGCTCCTAGGTTATCGTAGCTGCGAAAGTAATCTAGCACGCATTCGTCTTGAGTTCGTGCCTTAGAAGTGGACTGTGCAAGCGTTGTGCCTGTCTCTTTGGTGGTGTTGTAGTACATTAGTTTTTGTTTATGTAGTTAATAATTGTTTCTTGGGTTCTTACGCTTACCCTGTCGCCTTTAAAGTAGGCGTAAACGGTTTGCGTGGATAGCCTTGTCTCCTTGGCTATTTGGTAGGCGGTTATACCTTTAGCTTTCGCTTCGGCAATAACCTCATCTATCTTTGGTAGTTTAATCATTTGCTTATTTATATCCGTGGTTCATCTCGTAAAGAGCATCGCTATCAACCTCATTACAAGCCTCTGCGAATAGTGTTTCAATCTGACCCATTGCTTTGTCGTCAGCTTCCATGTACATATCAAGCGGTGTAATGCCTTCGATTGAATCTAGTTCGGCATCGTGACCGTTTGAATAGCCTGTAACTTCTAATTTGTGACCTCGCCACGTTATGCGTTTGAATGTTGGTTTCATTTCTGTTGTTTTTAAATGTTTGACAAATATATAAATACCTTTTGAATATTCACTATATCAATGTAAATTATTTATTCCATTTCTTTTACCTTCTGAAGATAGTGCTTCAGCATCTCCTCCAGTTCATAGGTTTGGAACTTTACCGTGGTTAAGCTAAGCTGGTGCATCTCTTCCGCCAGTCCTTCGCGCTCTCGGTCTAAATTCAACCCGAAGTCGTATTGTCTGCCTTGCTGCATCACGTTACAACCGTAGCATTGAGGTCTGCAATTATCTTCGTGCCATCGTGTCGCGTACTTTGCCCTCCCCATGAAGTGCCCGTTCTGAATCTTCTTCAGTTCATAAGAACGTCCGCAAGTGTAGCACTCAACAAAGCCATCAAGGTTAACCGCCCTCAACCGAATATATCGGCTAAAGGCGGCATCTAACTCTTTGACAATTTTACTTCGGCTCTTCTTCAAAACGGAAGGTCATCTGCTATCTCCTCTGCTGGAAGTGCAGCCACTAGGCTGGCCACCTCAATCTTCCACGCCTGTAGATTAACGTAGTACTTACCGTTGTACTCGTTGCCCCTCAGGTTAAAGGACACCATCACGCCATCACCTATTTCATGCTGCTCAAGAAGTTCGCACTTGTCTTTGACGAACTCCAGCTTGATGTCTTGCGGATAAGTCTCATCGGTTGTTACCACGAACTCGCGCTTTGCAAATCCACTTGAAAACGTCTGCGTTTCCATCTTCTCTTTCAATTTACCTGTTAACTTGTTTTCCATTGTTATTTATTTTGGTTTCTTTTTTCAATTCTTATTTGCTCCTCGCGTTCCTTTTGTGCCTTAATAGCTTCTGTCATTTCATCGTGCAGCTTTACCCATGTCGGGCAACGTTTGTAGACCTCTTTGGCTTCTTCGCCTTGGATGGTTTCTACTTCGATTCGTTTGACTTTGAAGCGTTCGCGGTATTCGTTTGGGAGCGATTCCCAAAGTTCTTCCGATGCTTCCAACTGAAACCGAACTTGCATAAAAATGTCTTTTGATTTTCCCATGACTAAACGATTTCAGTAAGTGCTTGAATCTTCTCCTTGAGGCTATCCTCAACGGCTTCGCTTATGCTATACTTATCAATCGCCTGTTGGATGGTGGCTTTTCCTTCAGCAACCGCCTTGACAACCTTCAGAAATAATTCGTCCCCATCTTCAATCTTGATTCGTTCGCCTTTCGGAACTGTTGCAGATTTTGCAACGGTTGGTTTTGATGGTGCAGTTGATGGTGTGCTTTGCGTTGCCTTTCCGTGGTCGTTAGTTGAGTCGGCATCTTTGGTGTCATCAATTAAAAACAAGCCGTTTAAAGCGTACTTTCTTGCGTAGCTTGATGAACTCCCAAACGATTGGGCAATGTCCATTCCCTTTCTGTTTGGGTCTATTCCAGCTTGCGCCTTGACGGTTACAGATTCCGAACCCTTTATGAATATGGCAGTTGCATCTACATAGGGTATGCCAGCAACCTCTTTAACTTCGTCAGACAAAACTAGATAGCAACCCTTCTCTTTGAGTAGTGGCTTCACCGCTTCTAGTATATCTTCGCAGCTTCGGTATTTGTATTTGCCGAAGGCGTTGTACTGGTTCTTCGGTGCTTTCAATTCGCTTTGTATGTAAATTAGTTCTTCCATTTTTTAACTGTTTTTTGTTTGTAAATCAACGTAGTTCTCACCCCTAAATATACGGATAAATGTGTGCGTATTTCCTTTAGTCGGCTCAACCCTTGCGTATTTAGCAGCAAGTAATAAGGTCTGATTGTCAACCTCCAAAGTTCCCTTGCCATCTTCAAGCAGTTTATTGATTGCTTTCTCGGATGCAAGCCGAACAAAGGCTGGAGCATCTAGCATTTGTATTTCAAATATTGCGTAGTTCATTGTTATGTTTTTAATGGGGCGTTCTTATGGTTGCCCCTGTTGGGTTTATGCAAGTTCGTATTTCCAACCCTTCTTTTCTGCATCCTCAATGCTTTCAACATAACAAACATAAGTCATGTTTGATTTTTCTCCGTTGTGGTCTAAAGGGTAGATTCTAACTCTGATTGGTGATTGTGTCGTGTTTTTCATGTCGTTTGTTTTAATTATTCACCAAATATACAAATAACCTTTTGAATAATCACTACAATAAAGCAATTATTTTCAATTATTTTTTCAATTCGTTCTTAATTCTGTCGTGAATAGGCGTTGAAAATAGCCTCTTGGTTCAGTTCAATCTCGCGGTTTCGATGCTCCAAATCAACCGCCATGTCGTACATTACTTCCTGAGTGTCCTCTAGTTTACCCACCGTGTAGGCAACGTAAAGAAGGAGCACGACAACCAACAAAAGGAGACAAAGGCAAACGGTTAAAAGAAAGATTGTCATAAGTCCATCAGTTCGTTGATTACTGTCTTGCCGCCTATCACAACCGCACATCCAATGGCTGGCTTCTTGCCGCGCTTGGCATAAGCAAAGGCGTACTTGTCGAAGTCTATTCCGCAGCCTACCTGAGTTCCGAATACTTTGAATTTCTGCCCAACGTACCACTCCGAATAGCATTCTGTGTGGAGGTGTCCTTGAACGGTGCTTTGCATATCTGCTCGGCATTTGGTTCTAGCCGTTCCAGCCTCCCCGTGAATGTACTGCACTTCATCGTAAGCAACCCTATCGACAAATCGCCAAGTCGGAGCGTTTAAGACTTCGTTAAACGACTTTATCCAAGCCTTTGGAATGCCACCGCTAAAGGCTTTACGGCTTATGATACGGTCGTGGTTTCCAATAGTTACGTCTGCAACTGGAAAAGCCTCCACCCATCTAGCCAATCTCTTTATTGCCAACTCAAGTTCCTGACCTCCGCCCATTCCATCGGGGTCGGTTTCGTGAAAGCTAGAGTAATGCGAGTCTATCACATCGCCAATAAAGATTACTTGGTTGCAATTGTACTTTCGATACGTGTCTTTGCAGAAATCAAGGTAGCCATCTAAACAAAAAGGCTCGTGAAGGTCTCCAATTACTAGAACTCTGCGTTCTTTTTTCGTTAGGTTACACCAAGCATCTAGCATTTGCCCCTTAATTCGTGGTCGAAAGTCGCTCATTCGGGGTGAATCATTTCAGCAAACTCAGGGTCTAGCCGTCTAATTTCGCGGAGCAACTCTGCCCACTTTACTTTGGTCTCGAATCGTTCCAAATCTGTGGAATCAGTACCCAAATTAGCTTGATTTGAGGCGTTCTTTTGGAGCAACTTATCGATTGCTTCCCTTGTAATCGGGTTTGTGTCGTATATCATTTGCTTATAAGGTTTCGACCAACGCCAACGCCAATAAAGTGCTGACCATTGTAGCCATAATTTGCGCTAATGTAGGTACTTTTTATTGTTGTTTGTATGCCGATGCCCATAAGTGGCGTGTAACTACGATTGAAATCTGATATAATACCCACGTTTGCGTGAAGTCCTAGTGCAAATTTTGCACCGACCACCTTCTTCGGGGTGTATGCTACGCTCAGGTTCTCCGTTCTGTTCTGATAGTTCTGCCAAGTTAGCCGAATGTCGTTTACTGTCGTGTCGTATTTAGCCACCTCGGTTAGCCACGCCTCAACGATGCTAATGGTATCAACTAAAAACAACGTGTCTAAACGATTAACTATCCTTTCGTTATAGATTGTGTCCCTTTGGGTTATTACTTTCTTAGAGACAAAGCGAACAGTATCGGTGCGCCATCTGTCCACATATTCAACCGTTGCAACTGGCTTCTTTATGATTGTTTCAATCTTCTCGCCTCCGCATCCTTTCCAAGCCACAATAAGACCAAGCAAGAAAGCTAATAAGCAAGGCAGAAACTCCTTGACTAAGCGTATTGCGATGTCCCCTCCCATAGTTCTATCTCAGCTTCTCGTCTACGGATTAACCCTTTAAGAACTTTGCCGCCACCCCTATTCCATCTTCTGAACTGCGAAGGTATTTGAGAGTAGTCAGGATTTGAATTAACCCAAGCTAAAAGAGTTGAGTTTGAAAGGTTGCCAATACCTACGTTGTAGGTGAATGAAATTAGAGCGGCTAATTTGTGCGCTGGTAGTTTGACCTCCACAACATTCTTTACTTGCTTCTCAACGCTCTTAATAGTGTCCAGTAGCATCTTCTCAGCTTCTTTCTTGGTTATATCTGAGTCGTCCATTGTAACCCTTTCACCGTTGTCATACATTGTATTACCGTAGCCGATAGTCGGAATGTTAGCTGGGCAGAGATAAGGCTCTGAAGAGTAGCCTTCAAACTCTTTTATTACCTCTGCGGCTATCGTTGCCGCGTTTGGTCTTGGTGTTTTCTTTGCAGTTTCCATCTTTACAGTTACATTCTACGGGTCGCCAAGCGCACCACTTTACATTTTGCAACGATTCTCTTTAAGTTCTCCACGCATCTCAACCAATGCCTTCGTGTTATCCGCAATCACATCGCTGAACTTCTCTACGTGCTTATCATTCGCCACTTGCCAGTCCTTCCGTTCTTCTCGGTGTATATCGGTTAATTTGTTCAAGTAGTAAACCAAAACCGCAAGAAAGATTCCAGCTATTCCGTAACTCGCCAACGCCTCTAAAATCGCATCCATCTCTATCTGTTATAAAACTAGTTCACCCTCCTCGTTAATTTCAGGTATGATTCCCCAAACTAGCAACGCGGCTATCCATTGCTCTTCATCGGTATATTCGTCAAATATCCAAATGGTCTCAAATACTTGGTTCGGGTCAACCCACCCATAGCTTTTCACTTC